AGATATATTTATCATTGAAATCATACTTCTTCTGCAAGATATCGACAAAGGGTTTGACCACATTATCGACATCGCTCGCCATATTGGCTAGACCAACCACCATGGAAACTTCCAAGGGTTCTGCAATCCACTTTAATTTATATGCCGGCAGTTTGAGTAAGACCTCCTTTTCGTATTCTTTGTACAAGGGGGATTTAAACTTACGTCCTTGCCATGCCTGATTAACCGATAAGGGTTTTACCTGGACTCTATTTGAAAAGAGCAGGATACTGCGCTTTGATTGTTCCTTCATGTGCTTGTAAATCTGTGTAAAGTAATAATTCCGATGGCATACCAAAGTAAGCGGCTACCCATAAGATGCATTTAAAATTTGTTAGGCGACCTTCTGTGAATGTATGGAGCAAGGTACTATCTGTTCTGACCCCCATATAATCGGTCAAATTATCTAATGTGATATAGCTCTTGTGGATTCGATTCAAGAAACGAATATTGGCTAAGAACCTCTCGCTAATCTCCCTTTCTTGTTTGTCAACTAGAGCAGAGTAGTACTTATGTCGCAGTTTAGCGAGCATATGTTCCTCCACATAGGGGCTCAGACCCTTTTTCTTAATATTAACCCGCTCCTGTTCAAACTCATCTACGGTCATATCTGTATAGAAGAGGTAAAGTGCTCCATATACTTCTCGTTCTCTTGAATGCATTTCATCACCTCACGCATGACGATGATTAATTTCTGCTGATCAATAAGAGATTTACCGTTAAGAATATTGTACACATCGTACTTCTCAATTCCAAAGGGGGAGGTACGCTCAACTATACGAGCCATATCCCCTCTACGCAATTTGCCCTTGAGCTCTAGTATTTTATTTTTTAATTCTGTATTCATAATAATATACAATTTTAATATTTTTTTTTGGTATTTCCAAATTTCGTTGTATATTCGCTCCACAATAGTTATGGCTTTAAAAGAAAAAACAACCCCAGTAGTGTATCTTACCATCAGAGAAGGTAAAATCGCAAAGAAAGAAGGAGACAGTTATGTCTTATTTGACTCAGTAGAAGGTTACATCCGTGGAATCAGTACAAGAGACCACAAGTATGGAACAGATTTGTGCATCACTCTAGAAGATGACCAGATGTATCAATTGCAAATTAAGATGAAGGGTGAGGAACCTACAAGCAAGCAGACAGCTTACTTTATTGCATTTGCACATTGTTGCCCAGCAATCGATCCACACCAAAGAGTAGAGTTCATTCCAAATTTGAAAATCGTGGACGATAAAAAGAGATCCGCCTTATTCTTAAAACAGAACGGAGAGACTATGAAGTGGGCTTACAAAGTAGGTCAAGATGGAGTACCTGCTCCAGAAGAATTGAAAAATAAAAAGGGGGAAGTAATCTCTACAGATTGGTCAGAGGTTGAGGCTTACAGAGTTGATCAGGTTAACTTATTCAGCAAGAATTTAGCTCCGGCCGTACCCCGTGATATCGTTAAAGAGTATGGAGTAAATCCACACGCTGAGTCGATTAACGATGATGATTCAATTTCGGACTTGCCCTGGTAATGTCAAGAGGCATAAATAATATGGCTTTAGCTAGTAAGATAGGAAAAACGATTGAACCTGCTCATATGAAACATTATGGGCAGGAACAGCGTTCTATAATTCGGCAGTCTTCGTTGAAAAGTGCCGTAAATATAGTTTCTACAATGAACCTAGAAGGTAAGAGTCTAGACGAGGTTAAGGAGATGACGTTTCACCTTGCACAGGAATTCGAAACATGGGTTTTGAGATAATCCAAATCAATAAGGACAAAAGCTACGATGAATGGATTCAGTTCCGTACACGTGGACTTGGGGCCTCAGAGATTGGTACCTTGATGGGTGTTAACTCTTGGAAAAGTCCTGCGGAGCTCTACTACCAGAAGATTGGTTTGATCCCTCAGAAGGTGGAGCCGAATATTCCTATGTTTATGGGAACCATTTTGGAAAAGACTGTTGCTGAGATATTTGAGTATTGGGATGGCGATGATGCATCTATGCTCCGTAATTATGAAAGTCAGACTAAGGTTAGAACTTTGTACGAGCCGGTTGGATATGTTGTGAATCCAGAGTATCCTCATCTTTTTTTCTCGCCTGACCGCTTACAAATCAAAACAAAAAACTTAAGAATAAGAGATGGTAGAATTAACTTGGAAAATGTGGAAGCTATTATTGAGATTAAGACGATTAGTGGATGGAGTAGCAAGCAATGGGAGGGCGGTATTCCACCGTCTTACTACTTGCAATTGCAAACCTACCTAATGGGTCTCGGAATTGATACAGGCTACATGGTTGCTCTCGAGGACGGACGAAATCTAAAGGTCCATAAGTTTGAGAGGGATCAGGAAATGATCGATATGATTGGCAATGTAAGCCGTGATTTTTGGTCACGTGTTGAGGCCGGTCGTTTAGCCTTAGAGCTAGGAGAGGACTACGAGCAGTTTGCTCCACCTCCAGATGGCACAGAAGCCTACTCTGAGTTCTTGACTGAGAAGTATAAGAACCCTGAGGAGAACACGATTGTGAGTACGCCAGAGATCGATGAGTTCGTATTACAGTACAAGGTAAAGAACTCGGAGATAAATCTCCTCGAAGACGAGAAGAGAGAGGCAGCCAATTTCATTAAGGATTATATGGGCAACAATACCACTATCTTATCGGAAGAGGGTAAGGTAACTTGGAGGCCGAATGCAAAAGGTGTGAGGATTTTCAGAGTTGGATGAGGAAAACAAAGGATATCGAATGGTATGCGGAAGCATGGGAGTCACGTCCACATATCTGCCAGGAATGTGGAATACATCTACCAGTCTTCAGTCCGATGTATATCTCGCATATCATTACCAAAGGAAGTTATCCGAGTCTGAGAAATCATCCAGAGAATTTTTTTATTTATTGTCAGAATCACCACACTCAATGGGAATTTGGCAAGAGGACGGAGATGAAGACGTATGAGAAAGCAATGGAAATAATGAATCGTCTTAAAAGAGAATATCACGAAAGTAAGAAATGACCTGCGGTATCTATAAAATAACTTCTCCTAGTGGCCGAATTTACATTGGGCAGAGTAGGAATATAGAAAGGAGATGGCGAGGATATCTGCGTAAAGATTGCAAGTATCAAATAAAACTAAATCATTCTTTTGAAAAATATGGAGTAGAGGCACACGTTTTTGAAGTAATTGAAGAATGTGAAGTTGAACATTTAAATATTAAAGAAAGGTATTGGCAAGAAATTTTTGATTGTTTGGAAAACGGACTTAATTGCCTTTTGACTAAAACAGAAGACAAGCCATCGGTGTGTGCTAAAGAAACAAGAGAGAGAATGAGTCGTGCTAATTCAGGTAGAAAAACAAGCGAAGAAACTAAATTAAAAATAAGTCTTGCTAATTCAGGTAAAAAACACTCTGAGGAAAGCCGTGTGAAAATGAGCGAAGCAACAAAAGGAGAAAAAAATCCTAATTTTGGAAAAAAAGGAAAAGGTACCCCGATGTTTGGTAAAAAACACTCAGAAGAAACCAAGTTGAAAATAAGTCGCAGTGGATTGGGTAAAAAAACAAGTGATGAAACTCGTTTGAAAATAAGTCTTGCTCTTATGGGTAAAGAAGCAAGCGATCTTTGCAAAAAGAAAGTAATCGATACAGCTACAAATAAAATATATTCTTCAATAAAAGAAGCTGCAAAGGATATAAATAGAAATTATGGTAGTCTTAAGAATATGCTTAATGGCTATAATAAAAATACAACAAGTTTAATACACTACAATGAAAACAAATAAAAGCCCTAAGATAGACGGTAAGCAGTATTTGCGGTATATGAAGACGTATTTATTTGCGTTGCGCCATACCAAAGAACAACTTATACAAGTTGTCGCTGGTAAGCATATGGATAATTATCCAGCATCAGCTATCTCGCTAGAGCAGGCAATCACAGATATGGAAGCAGATAGTGAACTGCGTTCAACGGGTCTCAGCATAACTGATTTGTACGCCATAAAAGAGGCTTTGAATTTAATTGAAAAAAATGACACCGAAACAACAAGCACAACAGATGGAAACGGACATCAAGAAGATGAAGTTTCAGATGGACACCTTCCGATACAGGGAGATAGCGAAATACTCGATCAACCTGTTAAAGAAAGAGCTACACGAAGTAGAAAAAGTAACAAGAGTAAACATGACGGAAATGATCCGTTATTGGGACGAAGTAGAAAATAATTTACCTTAAATTTGCACATTATGACACCATCTATATTTATCGGCATGCTACTACAGAGTAGGGATGCCATGCACCTAGCACACTGGAAATCAGAGTCTTACGCTGAGCACAAAACATTAAACGAGTACTATGACGGTATTCTAGAATTAACCGATTCCTTTGTTGAGAAATACTTCGGAAGAAATGGGAGAATTTCAATTGTAGTTCCTGAGGCAAAGGCAGAGAAGCCTACGACCCATTTAAAGGGCCTCAGAGCGACTATCGAAGAGGAAAGGGTACATTACACCTCCGACCTCCAGAACATCATGGATGAGATGATTGGACTAGTAAATGAAACCATTTATTTATTGACATTAGTATGACAAGCTATGCACTAAAAGGTCAGCGAGTTCTTTTGAGTTTGCCTGAGATTAAGAAATCTACAATTGAGGTAGATGAGAAATTGCAAAAGGAGTTGATGGAAAAGGAGATGAAGAAGTGGTCAAATTTGACAGTTTTGGCTGTGGGAGACGAGGTTGTAGGAATAGAACCCGGCAATGGAGTCTATGTCAATCCTATCTTCTTGCAGAACGCAGAGAGAATAGAAATAGACGGAGCAGATCGTTTGATTGTGCGCCAGTCTGATATATCTATCGTTTGGTTTTAACTTATAAATAATCACAAAAAAAAATATGGAAACAAATACAGCAAAACAGATCATCGCAGAGGCGTTGAACATCGCCATTTCAAAGGGGTGCTTCGGATTGGTAGAAGTACAGAACATTGTAAAGGCTCTAGAGAAACTAGAGGAAATGCCGAATGTAGAATTTAAAGAGGTAGAATAGTATCTTTGTAATGCGAACCCCCTAAAAGTTCCCACCTGCATACCGTAAGATCTGCTAGTGGGACTTTTTCTTTTTTTGGGTCTCAGCTCCAGGGCAGAGGAGTATTCTGAGGAGTCACAGGAGGATTAACTTGCATAGCAATTTGATCAGCAATACAAAACTCATAGTTCTCTACTGCACTTACTCCCAAGTGTTCTTTAATCCAACCAATAACTATTTCATTAGTTAAATCAGCAAGAGGAATTAAAGTTTGTCCTTCTTCAAATGTAAAGGATGCTGAATTGCTAATCTCACTAGAATAAGTGCCATCAGTTCCTGTTACCGTATAGTTAGCGTTAACTACAAATCCATCTTCGGGTGTATCCACTGTATATAGTGAAGTAACTTCCCAGTTATATGTTATTTCCATTATGCTTTAAGTAAAATTTAGGCTAAAAGTATCTTTTGTGCTACTCCGTTAATAATCACATCCCAAGTTTTAGTTTGAGTTGCGCTTGTGGTTGTTACTGCACCTGCGTTTGTTCCTGAACTACCTACTACAAATTGATTATTTGCTGTTGCTATTGCTCCGCTTCCTATGATAACACTACCCGTAAAGTCACCTGACTGTGTATTAAATCCTAAAGCAGTATTAGTTGCACCCGTAGTATTATCCGATAAAGAAAAACTCCCGATTGCCGTATTTGAACTCGCTGTATTAGAGGCTAATGCTCGATGCCCAACTCCTAAATTATTGGCTCCCGTAACATTAGTCGATAACGTTTGGTTTCCTAATGCGGTATTTTGAGCACCTAAAGTATTTGCCACTAACGACTGATACCCTAACGCTGTATTATTACTACCTGTACTCAAAGTCAATGCCTGATACCCAATAGCGGTTATGCCTGTGCCTGATGTATTGGCAGTTGCCGCTTGGAAACCTACTGCGGTGTTATTATTACCTAAATTATTCTTTAAAGCCTGATATCCAACAGCAGTGAGACTTGAGCCTGATACATTAAAGTTCAGTGCATCTTTTCCTACTCCTGTATTGTTTGATGCAGTGCTATTGTTCATACAGTTATGACCAATTGCTACGTTATTCGCTCCAGAGGCTAAAGCATATCCCGCTACTCTTCCTACGACTGTATTAAAACCTCCAGTTGTAATACCAGCACCTGCGTATGCTCCAATACCTGTATTACCATTAGCCGCAGTATTTTGAAGTGCATTAACTCCATAAGCAGTTTGTTCAATACTACTTATATTGGAAGTAAGTGCCCCGCTACCAAAAGCCGTATTAGAAGTTACGTTACCTGCTCCGTAGTTTGTAATATCAACTGTGGATAATCGGAGTGGTGATTGGGTCCCAGATGCATCTGTTACAACTTGAGCAGTCGAGTACAAGGGCAGAGCAGTTTTTAGCACTCCTAAGGGTAAGGGAGTAGATATTAAACTAGGGTTGATTGTACCCCGGGTATCACTCTTCTTATTGTAGATTTCAAGAAGATCTTGCTCTGCCGAGAAGAGGGCAGGGGCTATTTTAGGTAAGGATTCTAATGCCATAATACGAAGTTAGATAAAAAACAAGTTTTTTCCAAACTTCTAGCTAGCTCGCATGGCTCGCTAAAAATCGCCATAGGTTTGAAATTAAAAGTTTGGGATTCGGCCTCAGAACAGAATGTCTTATAGCTCCCAATGCTTATTATACCTCTCGTAATAGAACTCAGGCATAGAAGAAGAGTACTCTCCTACATAGTCACACTCAAAGCTACTTGACACATTCTGTACTAGGGATGTTGTAATAATATCATCATTCTCATAACCCAGGTCCAATAGGATTTCCTTAATCCAGCGAAAAGTATTTCCAGTATGTACAACGGTCTCACATAGTATTATCTTATCGTATAGAACAGGAAAGCGTGCTGCAGCCTCTCTAAAGTTAACCTCATACATATGCTTATCCTCTTGTGGAAAGGGGACATCAACAGGATACATATCAAGCATCTTACCCCCAGCAGATAAATGGTGCGCCATATGCATAGAAAAGGTACTAGAGTAATCAGGAGATACGTTTAATACTACTGTGGTCCAAGGATCAACACAAGGAACTCTGCGGATCAATGTCTGGATTAACTGGTGCTCTTTTAAGTGGTCGATGTACATAGCCACAAAGCTAAGTAAACTTAGCCTAAACTTCTTCGAAGTTTGATACAAATGCGCCCATTTTTCATATGATGCGCCTATTATTCTTAAAAGTGCATGAATTTTTCCAAAAACTTAATGCAGTACCCGGCTGCACAATGCTAGTTTTTTTGAGTATTGTCTCACGAAACACCGGGCTGAGACCAAAAAAACTAGAGTTTACCCCCTAAATCAAAAAAAGCAAAGTGCATTTATTGCACAAGGTAGCGAAAAGTAATACTTATCGCATAAAAAGACTGCGGTCTAAAATACCCTATCGGGAATATATGTGCCCAAAATTAAAATATCCCCCCTTCTATTACCGAGCGGTATAATACCCCCGGGTATAAAAAATACCCCCCTGGCTGGAATGAGTATTTACGTGAGTATTGGGGGTAATACGATACGATCCCGGGACTACGGGCGATAAAAAAACACCCGCCCCTTCTTTCCTTAACTCATTGATTTACAATAAGTTACACGACCTTCAATCTGATTCGAACGAAATACAAAACAAAATTCGAACTACCTATCTCATTGATATATAGCAAGATAGAAAGCATTAATCTTGTATACATTCGTTCAATCGTATACAAAATAAAGAACAAATCGCCATACCTACACATACCATCTGTAAAACTTCATTCACTCGTTCAAACAACATTCGTTTCAACAAATGTTAGTCGTCTCAATTTTTTTATTCTCGTTCAAACAATATTCGTTACAACAAATGTATAACTGCACATTCGTTACAACAAATGTCATTATACCTAGTTTTATGTCATAGAATTGTCACAGAATAACAATTTTAATCCATTCAGAAAGAAAATCGTTCATTCACAAAGAAACGCTTGACTCGATAAACCAATCGGATGTAGGTTTACCACATCAAATCGAGAAAACAAAAACTAAAAACATACAATATGAAAAACTACGCAATGATTACGGACAACAAAAACTTCACCTATGCTATCGCAGTTGTAAGTGAGACTAACACCACCATTACTGAAGTTGGTACAACCAAAGTACTAGACAGACATTCAGCACGTGAGAAAGAATGGTTTGATGGCATCAAGGCTAAAGGTCACAAGTTCACCGACATCGATGTTAAGGAGTATCAGTACATGAAGAACGAGATTGTACTAGACGAACGTCTCTCCCGTAAACTAGGCAAGATATTGTTCAAAGGTTAACTGACGAGTCTTCAATAGACGAAACGCCTTAGGGCGTATTAACCAAAAACTAAAAACAACAATATGAAAAACTTCAAATTCACAATCGCACAAAACGGATTCACCCGTTCTTTCATCGTTAACGTATCATCAGATACATTTGGTCAAGTGCTTGGCACCCTATCTTTCCGATTGCATCAGCAGTTATGCTTAGCCAAAGGTAGTAAGTTAGGCAAGGGGATTGATTTGCGTAAGGCTTTCTCCGTCTCTTTGCACAATGGCAATGACGTTCTTTTAACTTCGCTTGACTCGGTTTGGTATGGGGATGCCACATCTACGGGGCTAACTTCTAAAGGTCAGTCACGATTTGGTCGTAACCTAGCGAAAGCAATGTACGAAATCCTCTTGGAGAAAGGCTTTGATAATTCGCCTATCTTGGATATCAGTATGGCATCTTTCACCCTAGATGACCAAGCCATTGCCATTCGCTCTCTTATGGATGAGACATTCATCGATGTAATTGATTGCATCTAATTGGCTTAGGGGACTCAAGTGAGCATCGTATCGGAGCATTACCGATATCCCCTACAAAATCGTTCTGATTCTTGTTTCTGAGCCCCAATGCACATGACTAAGGTCATGCTCAAATGTAGGTGACTACATTACATTGCAGAAGCATCGTTCTTTGACATAACACTATCGGAGCATCAACAAACCGATGCAGATAAGTGCCCACATCAATCCGCCATATGTAGGAATCCTCTGACAAGGTAGGGACATATGGGTGATGTGGTATATCGTGGTGGTAATGTAAAGGCATACACGAAGTTCGAGTCTTCGCCATCACCAAACTCTCATAACTATGAAACAAAAATCTAATTTCATTCTACCTTTCCTATTTGCATTGCTTGGTACATTCGTATTCATCTATGCTCTTCTTACTTGCCAATTCGATGTGGCTTTGCCATCTATGGTATTCGCTTCCTTTTGGCTTTTCATCTCTATTAAATCAAACGAACTATGACACAAGAAATATTAAACAAGGCACAACAATGGTTTATCTCTATGGGTTATGATGCCCAAATTGAATTTGAATCTATCTATCTTACTTTGGATGGCTTTAGTGTAGAAATTTCCGATGCTGAAGTTGAAGCAAGAGCGGAGCAATTGGACTATGAAAAAGAAAGGAGAAATTCATAATGGCACACAAAACAAATGAACAGAAATTACGCAGTCTTATCAAGAATCTGCACACCATCGAAGTTGCTCTCCTTGTAGAGCGAATTGAGACTATGATGAAGTTAACACTACAAGACATTGAAGAAAAGCCAGAATCGTACGACAATTGGTTTGTATCTCACCATGCCTATGTAAACCTTGCAAATAAAGTAATTGACCAATTAAAGCCGTGACAAACGATATCAAATCATTCTATTGGCATTCCAATGCAGAAAATTGTATCTCTATCCTTAACTATGAATTCCAAGGAGTAACGGAAGTGCATGACGATTCGTATCTAAACGATGAGTCTCCGTCTTGCACATTTGAGATTGATGGGGTGAACTATAAAGTATTCTTTCCATCTGACTACAAAGGAGACTACTGCGAATTCATGTTGTTGGATTACACAAACTATGATGCAAACTTTCGTGTTGACATACTAGGTAACTTCCCTACAATCTCTGAACTATTAAACTATTTCAAAAATCTAAACGTAATATAAAAACTATGAACAAAAAACAAGCAATCGCAATTATCAAGTCCGGCAAGTTCTTCTCTTGCTCCTTTCAGAAAAAAGATGGATCAGTCCGTTACCTATTAGGTCGTAGTGGTGTTAAAAAATATCTGAGACCCAATGCAAAACCTAAATCTTATAATCCACAAGAACTGGGTTACCTACCTGTCTATGATTTGCAGTCCAAAGACTATCGCCTAGTAAACTTGCAAACTCTCATAAGCGTAAACCATAAACCAATCAAATGATGACATATGCCTTTGAATTTAA